CTCCGAGCAGGATTGAAGCAAGACTTTCACTGATTAAAGAAGCCGATGAGAGTTTTCCTGACAGCGGTCATGCCATCAAGTGGTGCTTTAAGCAGGATTAACTAAAAGAAAAAATAGAAAGCATCAGCCCTTAGGGGCTTTTGCTCGTGGTACGGCCTTGAAGGGTCGTTTTTTTATGCGTAAAGGAGGCTTGGATGCGAAAACTAGAACACTACAAACCGACAAAATTTAAGCTTCCCTCCTCCCGTTACGACAAAGATGCGGCAGACCGTGCCGTTACCTTTATCAGTCTTTTGAAACATACCAAAGGCGAATGGTACGGCAAACCTTTTGAGCTGATTGACTGGCAGGAACAGATTGTAAGAGACCTCTTCGGCATTTTGAAGCCGAACGGCTATCGGCAGTTTAATACGGCCTATGTGGAGATTCCTAAGAAGCAAGGCAAGTCTGAACTTGCGGCAGCCATTGCCCTTTACCTTACCTGCGGCGACTTCGAACACGGCGGTGAGATTTACGGCTGTGCCGCCGACCGCCAGCAGGCATCCATTGTCTTTGATGTGGCGGTGCAGATGGTGGAACAAAACCCTGCGCTGAAAGCCCGCATCAAGCCTTTGATCTCACAAAAGCGCCTTATCTATAAGCCTTTAAACAGCTTCTATCAGGTCTTGTCCTCAGAAGCCTATACCAAGCACGGGCTTAACGTTCACGGTGTGGTCTTTGATGAGCTTCACGCTCAGCCGAACCGTCAGCTCTACGATGTGATGACCAAAGGCTCTGGCGATGCGAGAAAACAGCCACTCTATTTTCTGATTACAACAGCAGGAACGGACAGGCACTCCATCTGCTGGGAAGTCCATCAAAAGGCGGAAGATATCCTTGCAGGAAGAAAACGGGATCCGAGCTTTTATCCTGTCATCTTCGGAGCGGACGAGGAGGAAGACTGGACGGATGAAGAAGTATGGAAAAAGGCCAATCCTTCTCTTGGCATTACCGTCGATATTGAAAAATTAAGGACCGCCTGCAACAGTGCAAGACAGAACCCGGCGGAAGAAAATATCTTCCGTCAATTAAGGCTTAATCAATGGGTGAAGCAATCCGTCCGCTGGATGCCGATGGAAAAGTGGGATGCCTGCACCATAGCAGTTGATGAGACAAAACTCGAAGGCCGCGTCTGTTACGGCGGGCTTGACCTCTCAAGCACCACAGACCTGACGGCCTTTGTCCTGGTCTTTCCTCCGGAAACGGAAGACGAGCCCTATTTCGTTCTTCCCTTTTTCTGGATACCGGAAGAAAATATCTCGCTTCGGGTCAGCAGAGACCATGTGCCCTATGACATCTGGGAAAAAGAAGGCTTTCTTCTCACGACCGAAGGAAATGTCGTGCATTACGGCTTTATCGAACAGTTTATTGAAGACCTCGGTACGAAGTACAACATCAAAGAGATCGCCTTTGACCGCTGGGGTGCGGTGCAGATGAGTCAGAACCTTATGGATATGGGCTTTACCGTCGTTCCCTTCGGCCAGGGCTACAAGGACATGAGCCCTCCGACCAAGGAGCTGATGAAGCTGGTCTTGGAAGAAAAACTTGCTCACGGAGGACATCCTGTCCTTCGCTGGTGCGTGGATAATATTTTCGTAAGAACTGACCCGGCAGGCAACATTAAGCCGGACAAGGAAAAATCGACCGAGCGGATTGACGGAGCGGTGGCGCTTATCATGGCGCTTGACCGGGCGATCCGAAATCAGGGAAGCGACCTCGGCTCTGTATACGATGAGCGGGGCTTGCTGCTCTTTTAGAAACGATAAGGAGGTGATGTCCTCTGGGACTTTTAAAGAACCTATTCAAAAGCAGGGATAAACCGGAGCTGACCAAACCGTCGGTGTTCCGGTTTTTCTTTGCTCCGTCTTCTTCCGGAAAACAGGTGACGGAGAAAAATGCCATGCAATCGGCGGCGGTTTATGCCTGTGTCAGAGTAATTGCAGAGACTGTTGCAAGTCTGCCCTTGCATCTTTACCGACATGTCGAGGAAGGAAAAAGGCGGGATACACTCCATCCCTTGTATTTTCTCCTGCACGACAGCCCCAATCCGGAAATGACATCCTTCATCTTCCGGGAAACCCTGATGACCCATCTTCTTTTATGGGGCAATGCCTATGCCCAGATTGTAAGAAACGGGCACGGCGAAATCATCGGGCTTTATCCTTTGATGCCGGACAAGATGCAGGTCAGCCGGGCGGAGACGGACGAACTCATCTACCTTTACCAAAGCGGGATGAAAAACATTGCCTTTCGAAGAGAAGAAATTCTTCATATCCCGGGGCTTGGCTTTGACGGACTGCTGGGCTACTCACCGATTGCGATGGCACGAAACGCTATCGGCATGTCGATGGCAACCGAGGAGTTCGGTGCGAGTTTCTTTCAAAACGGGGCCGCTCCTGGCGGTATTTTGGAGCATCCGGGAACCCTTAAAGACCCGTCCAAGGTGAGAGAAAGCTGGAACGAGCTTTTTAAGGGCTCGGGAAACGCCAATAAAGTCGCTGTCTTGGAAGAAGGCATGACCTATAAGCAGATTGGGATTCCGCCAAATGAAGCACAGTTTCTTGAGACAAGAAAGTATCAGACGGAAGAAATTTGCCGTATCTACCGAGTGCCGCCACACCTAGTGGCAGACCTCGATAAGGCGACTTTTTCTAATATCGAACACCAGTCCATCAGCTTTGTCGTTCACACGATAAGGCCCTGGCTGGTACGGCTTGAGCAGGCCATGAACAAGGCTCTTTTATATCCCGCTGAAAGGCAGCGTTATTTCATTGAGTTCAATGTCGACGGGCTTTTAAGGGGCGACTATGAAAGCCGAATGAGGGGCTATGCAACGGCAAGGCAAAACGGCTGGATGAGTGCCAACGACATCAGGCGGCTTGAAAACATGAATCTCATACCAAAAGAAGAAGGAGGCGATCTGTACTTGATCAACGGCAACATGACGAAACTTGAAGATGCCGGCATCTTTTCCGGCAAGGAGGTGAAAAGCGATGGAGAAACGTAAATTCTGGGTCTTTCAAAGAGGAGATCCAAAGGAAGAAACCATCCTGAGACTGGACGGTCCGATTGCAAAAGAGAGCTGGTTTGGCGATGAAGTCACACCGGCTCTTTTCTTATCGGAGCTGGAAAGTCATCCGGGGGATATGACGGTGTGGATTAATTCACCCGGCGGCGATGTCTTTGCGGCATCACAGATCTACACCATGCTCATGGATCACAAAGGCAAAATCACGGTGAAAATCGAGGGCATTGCCGCTTCTGCCGCTTCCGTCATTGCGATGGCGGGCGGTGAGGTGTTGATGAGTCCTTCTTCCATGATGATGATTCACAATCCCGAAACTTCCGCCTACGGCTGGAAAGACGAGATGGAAAAGGCACTGGACATCTTGGACGAAGTCAAAGAATCCATCATTAACGCCTATGAACTAAAAACCGGGCTTTCCAGGCATAAAATCTCTCGCCTGATGGATGACGAGACTTGGATGAATGCAAAGAAGGCAAAGGAACTCGGCTTTTGTGATCGCCTTCTTTTCACCGGCGACGACGAAGAGGAGGAAGCGGATGAAGAAGCTCAGGAAGGTATGGCTTTTGCCGCAAGAAAGATGATGAGCACGGTCTTAAACAAGATCAGTGCCGATGCGGTTTTAGCAAAGAAAGAGGAAGAAGCGGGATCCGATGAAAAAGCGGACAACTTGGAAGAAACAGGTACGAAATACAAAGAGCTTACAAAACGGCTCGAACTTTTACGTCATTAAGGAGGACGAAGAAATGAACAAAATTCAGGAACTGAGAAACAAGCGCCTTGAAACCTGGGAAAAGGCCAAGACCTTTTTAGAGGACAAGCGAGACGAGAAAGGCATCGTCTCAGCAGAAGACACGGCGGCTTACGAAAAGATGGAAGAGGAAGTTGTAGACCTCGGAAAAGAAATCGACAGGCTCGAACGCCAAAGAGACATGGACATGAAGCTTGGTGAAGCGATCAGCCGACCGGTGGTGGGAAATCCCGTGCAGGACAAAGAGGACAAGACCGGCAGAGGAAGTGACGCTTATCAAAGGGACTTCTGGAACCTTATGCGCAAGAAAAACGCCCCTGTTACCAATGCCCTGCAGGTCGGCACCGACTCCGAGGGCGGTTATCTGGCCCCGGATGAGTTTGAAAGAACTCTGGTAGAAGCCCTGGAAGAAGAAAACATCTTCAGACAGCTTGCTCATGTCATCCAGACTTCCTCCGGTGACCGCAAAATCCCTGTTGTTGCGACGAAAGGCACAGCCAGCTGGGTGGATGAGGAAGCGGCTATCCCGGAATCCGATCCCGCCTTCGGTCAGGTCTCCATCGGTGCCTATAAGCTGGCGACCATGCTGAAAGTCTCCGAAGAGCTCTTAAACGACTCGGTCTTTGACCTGGAAAGCTATATTGCGAAAGAGTTCGGAAGACGCATGGGCTCTAAAGAAGAGGAGGCCTTCCTCATCGGTGACGGTGTGGGCAAGCCTGTAGGCGTTTTCCAAACTACGGGCGGAGGCGAAGTAGGCGTTACAGCCGCTTCGGACAAGGCAGTGACAGCCGATGAGCTGATTGACCTCTTCTATTCGCTTCGTGCGCCGTACAGGAAAAATGCCGTCTTCATCATGAACGATGCGACGGTGAAGCTCATTCGAAAGCTGAAAGACACGACCGGGCAGTATCTCTGGCAGCCGGCACTCACGGCAGGTACGCCGGATACCATCCTCAATCGTCCGGTCTATACGTCAAGCTTTGTGCCCTTAGCGGAAGCGGGAGCTCTTGCGATTGCTTTCGGCGACTTCTCCTATTACTGGATTGCCGATCGTCAAGGCAGGTCTTTCCAAAGATTAAACGAGCTTTTTGCCGCGACGGGTCAAGTCGGCTTTAAGGCGACACAGCGCGTGGACGGAAAACTCATCTTGCCTGAGAGCGTGAAGCTTTTGCAGATGAAGGCCGGCGTATAAGGAGGATAAGGATGAACGCAGAGGATCTTCTTTATCCGTTAAAAGAAAATCTGGTGGTGGAGCATGATGCGGACGATCCCCTCATGCTCCGCTGCCTTTCCTCTGCGATTTCCTATGCAGAGGGATACCAGAAAAAAGGGCCGGATTACTATCTTACGCATCCGATGACGGAGAGTACC